ATTAAGTATTAAAAAAAGGGTAATGCAAAACTTTGGAAAACTGGGTGGGGGTTAAAAATGAGAGAACATTTAGGCAATCTCTCGTAAATGAATTACAGGATTTAGAATGGACAGTACAAGCTATTTATAGAAATCCAGTTTTTATAAATGAAGAAATAAAAGAACTTACAAACAAAATAGAACAGCTGAATATAATATTAAGCGTATTGGAGGATTAAAAAAAATGTTTATTGTTGGAATTATATTTTCCATTGTGCTTGCATTCCTTGCTATTTCCAGTTTCCTAATTGCGGAGAGTGAAAAAGATACAAGGTATGAGGATTGTGAATAAACAGCTGTTGCAAGCTGTAAGGAGTTATAGAAATGAAACCAAATGAACTGTTTGAGTTAATTAAAAACACACAATTTATCACGACTGGCGATTGTGTGGATTATACTGTTGTAACTTTCCACGATGAACACAGAATCCGGCTTATCTTTGAGGAAAGTAATGGAAAGCGGGACTGGGTAAACAATTTTAATTTCCCAATTAAACCTTACAAAAATCAGAAAAATGTTTTATGGTATGCGAGAGGATGGGCAAAAGCATATAAAACAGCAAATGATGAAATAATGAACAAGCTGATTGCAACATACAAAGAATATCCAGGGTATGATGTTGAAATCTGTGGCTGGAGTTATGGTGGAGCGATGAGTTTAATCGCTGTTGAAGATTTTTATTTCCGTACAGGTGTCAAGTGTGTTGTTACAACATTTGGCGGGCCTAAACCTTTGTTTGGTTTTAAGACAAGAAAAACTGTTCTTAAATGCTGTAAGGAAATAAACCAGTATTGCCACAGAAACGACATCGTTCCATTTATGGTTCCACTTCCTGGATATAAAATGCTGAAAAAAGTAAAGGTGGGAAAATGGAAGCTGTTTGGAATCTTTAAGCCAAATATCTACCATTGCTGTTATGGTGACTCCAGTTTATACCAGAACCTATAATAAAATAAATAGGAGTTTTGTATGCTGTTTCAAATACTTAAAATTGCAGGTATTTTAATTGGTGTTTTTTGTTTTGCAAGTTTTACAATTTCTGTTGGTGTTGAATGTGGGCTGAGAGCTTATTTTGAACATTACAGAAAAGAAGATAAAACTGAATCTTAAAAAATAGGAGGAAAAGCAAATGGATTTCTTCAAGAAAACTTGGGTTGAAGTTGTAGCTTTTATTATGCTTATAATTTCAATCGTAATGCTGGCACTTGGTGGATTCACAAAAGTTGAACTCACACCAGTATTGGAAGGAACTTTTGCTGTTCTTGACTGTATCAGTTTGTTAATCATTGCGATTAAAAAGCTGTTGCAGAAAAAGGACACAGCTAACAAGTAAATAAAAATTGCTTGTTATTGCTCCAGCTTGCTTTCTGTAGCCTTTTAAGTAAGCTGGAGCTTTTTATTTTATTTAGAGGATGGAAAATAAAATGGAAATTGATGTAAACATTAAACTATTGGAAGACGGAATTATTCCAGTTTACAAAACAGAGGGCTCAGCTGGAGCTGATTGTTTTTCGCGTGTAGATGCTGTTATTAAGCCACACGAAACAAAAGTAATTCCACTTGGTTTTGAAGTTGAAATTCCAGTAGGGTATGAAATGCAAATGAGACCTAGGAGCGGACTTGGGTTGAAGGGAAAAGTTGCTGTTTTTGGAACTATTGACAGCGATTACAGAGGAGAAGTTGGTGCAATTATTCACAACAATACACAAGAAGATTTTATCGTAAGCAAAGGCGATAGAGTTTCACAGGCTGTTGTGGCACCAGTAACAATAGCAAAGTTTAATCCAGTATTGCTTCTGAGTGAGACCCAGCGTGGAAGCGGTGGATTTGGCTCTACAGGTAAATAAAACAGTATAGCTCCTATAATAAAAACATAGGAGCTTTATTTATGAATTTTTATAAACCGTTCAAAAAATTAAGTGATGCTGAACAGCTGTTGGGAAGGCATTGCACACTTGAAGGACACGAAGCAATTTTCCAGGAAGTAAAATTAAATGGAAAACAGCTTGAGTTCACTTTTGTGCTGGCAGATGGAGAAGAAAAAAAATTAAATCCTCTTTCTGCTTTTTATGTTGTTAGCATAAACAATCACCCATTTGGTGAGGAAGTAGAAAGTGAAGAATAAACTGTATAAGCTATTTAATTATGACTTGATTTTGCGTAAACTGTTAAAAAGATGGTTGAAGGAGCATTTTCCAAAACTGTTTAGAAAGGATAAAACAAAATGACAGTCTATGAATTAAGAAGCGTAATAAACGGCAAGCCAAAAAAAATACAGGCAACAAATGAAATGGTTTCCTGCTTTGAAGAATTTAAGAAGCTAATGAGCAAACACACGGACGAAGGAATTAGTGATTTTGAATTCTTTTATGCTGGATATATACTTGCAAATCCTATTGTTCGTGAACAGCTTATGAAAGAGCGTAAAGCACAAGAAAGGCAGGAAAACAAAACAGACAACAGGATTCAAAATGTATTGTGGAAGTAGTGTATGAATGTATTAAACATTGGAAGATGTAGCAGGTGCATTGCAAGCGAAATTAAACCAGTTATTAAAAATAACAAAATTAGAAGATATCGCTATTGCAATAAACATCAAAAATGGTGCAGAGGATGTTCTGCCCATTGCGAAGCAAGCCCAATGGGTATTAAAACAGTTGAAATAAAATAGATGTTATTTCAGCAAAACATAATATTCTCTTGTAAAAGCTAGTCTATTTGACTAGCTTTTTTCATTTATAACTTTATTATTTTTAATTTGTGCTTTATATTAGTTTTAAGAAAGGAGCATATTATGAGCGAAACATTTAATCAGAAACAGTATAACCAGGCAACACCTATTCCAGCCAAATTCCTGCTTCCAGATGGAACAGTAGTTAACGAACTTCCTACAACAGGCGGAGGAGGTGGAAGTGGTGGAAAATGAAAATCCTGAAGTTGGTGATGTGCTTATGTTGCCTGAAAACACAGGAAGAGGAAAAATTACAGATATTTCACAGCTTAAAAAAGGCTTTGAAATTACAAGAATCATAAACGGTGTAATTTATGCAAAAGTTACAGAAACATCTACAGAAATGTATTTTATGCGTGACGAAGTTAATGATTACATTGAAGAAATTGAGGAAATTCTTCCAATGCCAACAGGGCTACAGAATGGGCTTATAGTTGCACCGCGTGGAACTGTTTACAAGGCAATTGAAATCAAAATAGAATAGAGCTTAATATGGATTTTAATATTGATGATTTTGAAATAAATGACAGCTTCATAAAATTACTTATAGACCAGCCACATTTTTTAGGCTGGCTTATAGGTAAAGAAAAATTAAATCCGTTACATAGCGAATGGATTAAATACATTTGGGACAGTCAGAACGGAGAGCCTAGAGCCTTAATGAGTTTCCGTGGTGGATACAAAAGCACCAGTATTGATGTTGTAGGGTGTGTTCGTAACTTTATGATACATCCTGACGAACGAATTGCTCTTATTCGTAAATCAATGACAGATGCTTCAACTATTGTTGACAGCGTAAAGCAGGCAATGGAAGTTCCAATCATCAAGGAAATATTCAAGTACATTTATGGCTTCTATCCAAAAGCAACAATGGCAAAGGAAGGAAAGCTCCGTTACAATTTCAAAAGCACAATTACTCCAGAAGTAAATCTAACAGCTTTTGGAACTGATAGCTCTTTGACAGGTTTCCACTTTGATAGAATTTTGTGTGATGACATTATTACTTTGAAAGATAGGATTTCTAAGGCTGAGCGTGAGCATACAAAAGAAATAGTCCGTGAACTTGCAACAAATATTATTGACCCAGGAAAACCTATTATGTTTATTGGTACTCCGTGGCATAAAGAAGACGCTTGGGTTGATATAAACAGCTTTTGCCCAATAGCAATGTATCCTATTGGTGAATATAATTTCTTAGGCGAAAAAGCTATTGAAGAAAAAAGAAAAACAACTACTCCATTCTTGTTTAGTGCTAACTATGAACTTGAATTAAGAAAAGATGAAAGTGCATTGTTTAGTGAAGCGAAAATGGCATTGGGTTGGGATTACAATATTAGAAATGCTGTTGCTCATTTGGATGCTGGGTTTGATGGAAGTGACTATTGTGCATTGACAATAATGGCACCGCTTGATAGAAAAAGTTATCCGGAAACAAAGAAATTGCAAGCTGTTGGATTTTGTTATCCAGGACATATAAAAACCTGGATGGATAAAGTTGTAGCTTATTACAAGCGATATAAATGCCGTTGCATTTATATTGAAACAAATGCGGATAAAGGTTATGTTGCCCAGGCGTTACGCAATGCCGGATTAAATGTTAGAGTTTACCACGAAAGTGAAAACAAAGATGTAAAGATTTCAACATTCCTTTATGAGTATTGGGAAAAGCTGTACTGGAGCCCAAACACAGACGAGGAATATTTGAATATGATTTTGGATTATAGACCCGGCACAAAGGACCACGACGACCCGCCTGATTCTTGTGCAAGTCTTATTCGTGAAGCCTGCAAGCCAAACAAGGCACGAAGCAGAGCACTATATGAATGGGATTAAAATAAGAGGAGATAAAATATGAATGACGATTTAAGAGTTACAGAACAAATTAAAAATGACGGCTGGAGTAACTTGTTTACAGGTCTTGGAACAAAAGCTGACAAGTCAAAAATGACACACAATAACCCAAGTTTAATTATTGACGATATGGAACTTGAGTCTATTTATGCTGACGATGGACTTGGTGCAAAAATTGTTGATTTGTTGCCGGAAGATATGTTGAAGCAGGGCTGGAAGTACAATTTCCAAAATGAAAAAGAAGAAATGGAAGATATGAGCGTCAAGTATAACAGCATACTTGATTCAATTAAAATACACGCAAAAATCTCCCAGGCTTTTAAGTGGGCACGCCTTTATGGTGGGTCCATTATTGTTATTGGTGCATATGATGGGCAGGATTTGAGCGAGCCTTTAATTGTTAGAAAAATTCGTAGCTTTGAAAACTTGCGTGTAATTGCAAGACCAAATATTATGTTTGACACGCTTGAATTTCAGACAGACCCTAGCAAACCACGCTTTGGTGAAATTGAATATTACCCAGTAACATTCCGGGTAGGCGATACTTATCAAACAGCAAGAGTTCATTACAGTAGAGTAATTGAATTCCACGGCATTGAAATTCCAAATACTGGACGAGGAAATATTCCAAGCGAATACAGATATTGGGGACTTCCAGTTTTACAGCGTGTAAAAGACAGACTTGGTGATTTGGGTGCAAGTTTTGGAAGTTTGTCTAACCTTATGCAGGAATTGACAGTTGGAAAATATAAGTTTAAGGACTTGGCAGACATTTTGTCACAGCCTGATGGTTCAAAACTTATGCAAAACAGAATTCAAACAATGGATTTAATGAAATCAGTTTTCCATAGTGTTTTAATGGATGCTGATGATGATTATATTCGTGAAACACTTTCTTTGAGTGGAGTTTCTGATGTGCTTTACCAGTTCTTTACTGTTATTTCTGCCAGCACAGGTTACCCAATGACACGCCTTTTTGGTGTAAGCCCAGCAGGATTGAATTCAACAGGTGATAGTGATACATACAGCTATTATGATATGGTTCGTAGTAAGCAACAGCTTGAATTGAAGCCAGTGCTTAATAGAATTATTGGCATTGTAAGTGAATGGCAGGGCTGGGAAATGCCTGAAATTGAATTAAACCCACTTGAGCAGATGACTGAAAAAGAACAGGCTGAGCTTGAAGAAAAGAAAGCAAACACTGAAAAAATTAAAATGGAAACATATCAGGGATATGTTGATATGGGAATTATGGAACCTTATATGGTTGAAGAACTTGAATTTGGTGATACACTTAAAAACATTGAAGTTCCTGAAGATTACAGCTTACCAGATGTAGATGAAGTTGAAGAATTAAAACAGCAGGTTTCACAGCTTCAGCAACAGCAAGCACTCAACACAAATCTTCCAGCTGTAGAAAATATTGAACAGCCTGAAGATAAAAATGCAAAAGCTGTTAAACAAAATAAGAAAAAGTAGTATATACTTTTATTAGGTAAGAGGTATTAAATGCAAGTTCTAAATTCTATGCCCTGGTGGGCTGTTTTGGTTTTAATTGTTTGTATTGTCTTTTTGACTGTTTATCTTGTTCACGAAAGAGTAACAATTAAAATTGGCAAATTATCCATTGAACACGAAAAGAAAATTATCCAGCAAAATCAGGATAATACAGTTCGTCTAAAGATTCACGCTCAAATCCGTGAATATGAAAATTATACTGGAAAGATAGAAAGAAGCATCTTTGACGGGTTTATGAAAACTTTCCCAGATATAACTAAAGACGAAAAAACTATTGTGAAGCTGTTTTGTAATTTAGTTAGGCGGGCACTTGAAAAACAGCTTATGCTTGACCTTGTTGCAAATCACATTGTAGATAAGACAGAGGAACAGCTTGTTGAATACACCAAAAACAAAGTGCAGGGCTACGAAAATAGAATTCTTAATTTTATGAGTAGTTATAATGAAGTGGTTCTGCCTGAAAAAGACATCTTGCAAGTAGTTAAAAATATTGATATGCGTGAGCTTGAAACAATTTACCAGTCCATTTATACAAAAGCTGTTAAAATTGCAAGGCAGGATTAAATGACAAAAGAAGAAAAAACAAAAGCCTACAACAAATGGAAAAGCAGAAGATGGATTATTACTGTTTGGTCAATGTTGCTTATAACATTGATTGTAATTTTAGGAATAATCTTTAAGGATGATTCATATGCTACTATTGCAACGACTTTGGTCGCTATTCCAATCGCTTTCACAAGCCTGGAAACGCTCAACAAAAGAAAATATAAAACAGCAGAAGGAGAAGAAAATGATAACTGAAAAAATGCTTACTAAAAACAAGTATTCACGCCCTGGAAAACCTTTGTCAAAAGTGCTTGGTATTGTTGTTCATTTTGTAGGTGTAAATGAACAGAAACCTGAACAGACAGTTCAGTATTTTGAAAATCTTAAAAACGGAACCAATGACACTTTTGCCAGTGCTCATTATGTAATTGGAACTGATGGAAATGGAATTCATTGTATTCCAGATACTGAAGTTGCTTATCATTGCGGAGCAAGGGAATATAAGGCTGGAATTACAGAACGCCTTGGAAATTATCCAAATTATACAACTATTGGAATTGAAATGTGTCATACAAAGGATGGGTTCACAGAAGAAACTCTTGACACTTGTGCAAAACTTGTTTCACAGCTGTTGCTTGAACACGACCTCACAAGTGAAAACCTTTACAGACACTTTGACATCACTGGAAAATGCTGTCCAAAATTCTTTGTTGAAAATGAAAATGCTTGGAGAGCTTTTAAGAATAGAGTTTGTAAATTATGTCAGTAGAAAAAAATGAAACGGCTATACAAGTCTTAAAGATTTTGTATAGCCAGCAAAAAAAGAAAAAACTAAAGAAAACTCATTACAACAAAGTTTATCCAAGAAACATAGAAGCAAAGTACAAAACAAAATTGACTAACTTCTACAAGCCTTTGGTGAACTTTGTTGATACTTTTTTACAGGAAAACCAGGTGCAAATGCTTCGTGGTGATTCCAAAGAAATTAAATGTGATGCTATGCCAGGCGGAACATTTAGAAGAATGGTGCAAAGTCTTGAAGGCTGGGTTTCAGTTTATATGCCAACTGTTGCTGAAATGAAAGAAGGACAAAATAATGTCATCTTTATGGGCTTAAATCAAACAGCTGAGCAAATTAAACAGCACGAAGACGCACAATTTCAAAAACAGCTTCAAAACGGAATTGGAGTTTCTTTCCAAACAAATGCAAGCTGGTGGCCAAATACGAAAGCAAGCTGGGCTCAAAATAATTATAATTTAATTACAAGTAACGCCCGAAACTATATTTCACAAATAAACACACTTTGTGAACAAGCTGTTGTGAATGGATATTCTGTAAAACAGCTCCAGGAACAAATTAAAAAAGCAAGCAATGGACTCACAGATAAAAAATGTAGGCTTATTGCTCGTGACCAAATTGGAAAATTACAGGGTCAAGTTTCACAGGCACAGATGGAAGAAGTTGGGCTGGAAATGTATGTGTGGGAAACAAGTGGAGATGAGAGAGTACGCTCTACACATATTCCAATGGATGGACTTTTATGCAGATGGGATGATGCAAATGTATATTCTGCAGATGGCGGAAAACATTGGATTCCAAGGCCAGCAAATGCTGTAAAAATGCACCCAGGGCAGGACATTCAATGCCGTTGTATTGCTGTTGCATATATGCCTGAATTGCTGTATGAAGTGAGTGGTGAAAAAGTTGAAGATTTTGATAATGGAATTACCGTAGAAATAAGTCCTGAAGCAAAAGCTAAAATGATTCTAAACGAACAAGAAAAAACAATGCCTAAATTAAATAATGCTCAATTAAGAGCAATTGAGCATTATACTGAAGGTTTTTATAATACTGTCAATAATTATTTAAGAGGTGAAAAAATAATGTTTGGTACAAAACATCAAGCTGAAAAACTTATTAAAAACCTCGATGAAATAATGTCTGATTCTAAACCTTTAAGTTTTGATTTACATCTATTTAGAACAGAATGGTCAAATAATAATTATAATCCTTTTTATGCAAAAGGAGAAAAAATAAAGTTTGATTCATTTTTATCTACTTCCATTTCAAAACAAGGTGCAAAGGCTGGCAACATTTATTATGAAATAACAGTTCCAAAAGGTAAAACAGCAGGATTTTATATTGGTGATAATTCTGGACATCCAAATGAAATGGAATACTTGTTGAATAGAGGACTTGAATTTGAAGTCACAGATGTGCAAGTTATAGGGCAAAATAGAAAGTATAAACTTAAAATGTTATAAGGTGAAATTATGACAAGAAAGCAAATTGTTAATTTAATTTTTTTATCAGAAAAAAGTAAAAATAAAGATTCTGCAGATATTTTGTTGCAAATTGCAGATTCTAAAACTAGCGGAAGAATTGCCAATAGTGATTTTATTTATAAAATAAATGACGAAGAAAATATAATTCCAGTTGGTAGAATTTGGAATGTTTTGTTACAAGAAGCAACTGGTAACACAGAAAAAGCATATTTGAACAGCTTGGAAAAATTAGTAAAGAAATATAATTTCCCAGAACAGCTGTTGCAAAATATGATTTATTTTGATAACGATACGAATTCTGTTAAAAATTATGTGACAAAAGATGTAATTTTTTAGATAAGAT